ATCAGGTCTAAATGACTTCTTAAGTGCAAGTTCGTTAAGAAGTGACTTAAAGTGTCCACTGTGAGCACTCGCGGTTGGATATTCTTTGATAATAAGAGTTCCCTGTGTCTTCTGAGAAAGATTGTTTACCTTTGTCTCAAAAGTCTGTTTGGGAAGTTCAGTAATATCTTGAATATTTACATTGAGAAGATTGGCATCAATACGTTCTGCAATCTTCTCTTCCGCCATCTCCATGGTGATGTACAAAACATTCTTATTTTGAAGAAGACAAGACGATGCCATGTGACACATAAACAAACTCTTACCAACTCCAGTATTATGAGAAGAAATACCATTAGTATAATACCGATGATTTGAATGATTTACATTAATATCCACAATAGGTATTTCATTTCCCGTTTTAAATACACTACCAAGTTTATACCCATTCTTTGTTAGAAAATGATTTGTCTTATATTTTTCATAAAGATCCGATGCTTTCATCCATCCAAAAGATGTTTCAAATAAATGATCGGCATTACATTTGATTGGTTCATAACCATCAACCTTTAAAACATATTCATCGTATATTCCTTTGTTAATGAAAAAATTAACAGGAACATATCCATCGGGCGAATCAACTTCTACCTCATATCCATTATCAAGTAATGTTTTGATTTCAGCAATTGATGTCTCTTTTTCAATCCACATTTTATATAAATAATCAGTAGCAGGGACAGGGAAAAAATGTTTAGTCAAATCTATTCTAACCTATGTGAAAGCAATAAGTCAAGGAAAGACGACTATAAAAAATATTCTGGACTACACGAACATCATATTGTTCCTAAACATATGGGAGGAGCAGATGAAGATTGTAACGTCACATATTTAAATGTTAGAGAACATATCATAGCACATTATTTGCTATGGAAGATTCATAAAAATCCAAATGATTTAAGGTCTATGAAAATGTTAGGAGCAAACTTATCTCCACAACACAGAAGAATAACAGGAGAGTTTTGTAGAGATAATCAAATTGGTTTGTTTTCTACACCAATAGAAGAAAGGAAAGAATGGATGATTAAAGGAATAGAAACTCAAAAACAAGAATACTTACAAAACAACACTAAAAACTTTTACTATTGGAGCACAGAAGAAGGAAGAAAGGAAAGAGCATCACTTGGAGGAAAGCAAAGAGCATCCAAAGAATTCAATTACTGGGCGTCCAATCAAGGAAGAAAAGAAAGAGCATCTCTTGGAGGAAAAGCACACAAAGGTAAAAAAGTAATGCACTTACCAGGAACAAAAGGATGGAAAAGAATACTTCCAGAAGATGTTGATACTAAACTAAATGAAGGTTGGAAGTTTGGAACTGGAGAACCAGCACCAAATTCTAAAGTTAAGAAATCTTCCTAAACCTAATTCTAACTTTGGTTTCTGGATGAACACATCCGGCAAGCGCGATGTTCAGAGTCTTGTTTGGTAGACCACCCTTTGTAATTTTATTGAAGTACTCAAGATCAAACTCAATCTTACTCTCTTTCTTGTGATACAACTCATATCGTTCTTCATAGTCTTGTAGGTAGTCATGACCCACATGATTATCAAAACTGACACTGAGTGCATCAGACAGGATGGAGGGGATTGCGTCAGGAGACTTCTTGTTATCCTGACCATCTGCAATCTGAATCGACTCCATAAGTGCAAGATAGATTGCACGTTCTTTACACCACTTCTCTGTGGTATTACACAACCACTCAAACTCCTGTGGTTCCTCAGTCAGGTTACTGATGAGGTGAACCAACTCTTTGAACGATGTCTCGTTTATATCATTCCTCTTTTCAATCTCAATACTCAGGACTTCCTGTGTGGGTGTTTCATTGTATTGATTTACAAAGTCAACAATCTCCTCGAACACAATCTTCTGATTGTGATCTTGAAAGTATTCTGCTTTGATGAAAGGAATTGTTTTTCTTAGAAACTCTTCATTGTGTAGAAGACTCTTGAGAACAAGAAATTCAACTCTCTCCATAACTAAATTCTTTTCGTGCAATTACATCAAGTTGTTCCATCACCTCAGGGGTGAAGTATTGTTCTGGGTCTTTCAAGATGGCCTTGGCATAGACCTTCTTCCCATCTATCTCATAACGACCTGCAACGTTCTTCCAGAGACCACCGAGTTCACCGAGTTCAAGAAGACCATAATATCGATCAAGACCACGCTCATCGTAATACAAACGCACCGTAACATCTTTGTTCTCCTTACTTAAACGCGACTTAGCAGTCTTAGCCTTGATAAGATTGCCGACCACTTCTGTTCCATCCTTCTCTTTTTTCTTGCTGAGATAAATGATCGTACTTGCGGCATACTTGAGTCCAGAATTATGCGAAACCAAACCATTGCCAAGAATATAGTGATGTTCCCCTTCAACTGTGATGTCATAAACATCTTCAGTTTTTACTTTCTTCATAGACTTTACAATTCGTTCCATGCCACCTCTTATACATTGGGTAAGTGATTTCTTTTTGGCAATGCTCACAAACAATTCGTTTATGTTTCTTCCCATATCTGGGAGAGTTTTCACCTGTTCTCTGAGATGCCAACTCAGAGAGATGTTTCTTTGTTTTTTCTGAGTGAGTTTTCCCATAGAATGGGTTACTTTCACCAGTCATCTTTTCACTCATCATTTTTCTATGTTCGGGTGAAGAAACGATTTGTTTATGTTTCTCCCGAACTTTGGGGTTTGACATTGGGTTAGAAGATCCATAATGTCCCTTCCCATAAAATGGATTATTTTCACCTGAAGTAAGATGTGAGTAGTGTGATCTTATTCTATCATAAGAATTCAGATTTTTACATCTAACACCATTACCATTACTGCGTTTCATATTATAAAAAGCATAACACATTTTCTGCTTTGATTTTCCCTCCAACATTTTCAGGAGAAGATGGTGACAGACAAAATGCTCTCTTGGTGTTAGATATACTTTGTTTTCTGGTTCTTCTCCGCCACCCAATGATTTGGGTATTATGTGATGACATTCAAATATATGGGGCAATTCCCTACATTTTGATCTTTCAACAATACGGAAGTAACATTCTGTATATTTATTGGATAGAAACAAGGTTCTGGACTTAAGTATTTATTATTTAGTCCAGAACCTTGTTTTACATGGATTTGATAGTGTCTGAAGGTAACAACTCAGTAACTGCTTTCCATTCATAACCATCTCCAGTGTCTACCAAAAATTTGTGGTCCCCAGAACACCTAATTGTCTCCCCATCCTCTAGTTCCAGTTCATAAACTTCTTTGTCGGTAAAATGAAAGGTTTCAGTTACTGGAGAATATCCAAACATTGTCCTCACCTTGTCACCAACTTGAATAGATTCAATAGGAATAGAACCATTTTCTGTTTGTATCTTAGTTCCCGCAACTAAACACCCCCCACCCATTTCCTGCATAGGAACATATTGTCCAATTACGGAATATACGTGATTGGTGACAATCATAGGAATGTTTGCTTGACCAAGTTTGAGGGTTAACATTCTGAATGCACCCTTAACAAGTTGAGATTTGGTCATGTCCCGAACTTGTTTGTCTGCCAAAGCGTCACTGATTTCTTTTTCAGTAGACAGCATACCCAGAGAGTCTAACACAAACATACAAGGTTTGCGTTCGTCTTCAGACTTTTTCAAGTATATATCCACAGCCTTGAGAGCTTTGGATCTAAACTCTTCAATTGTAACAACGTTTACAACAACGACCCGACTCAGGTCTACCCCACGACTTGCGAGAAGAGACTTGTTAACAGCGGCTTCAGTGTCAAAATATAGACAATACCCATCAGGGTTAGAATCAAGGAAGTTCTTGACGACAGCAAGACTGAAGAAAGTTTTTCCAGTAGAAGACTCCCCAGCAATGGCAGTAATCTTATTCCCAGATACACCACCAAATATAGACCCTGAAACAAGTCCATTAAAAATGTACGAACCAGTGTCCACATAAGACTCAGTGTCGTCGATGTCTGCGGCGAGTTTTGTGTAGTCATCTCCAATCTCTTTTACAATATCCTGTAAGAAGTCCATATTCATTTAAGCAAAAAATAATTCAAGGTTTACAGTCTTTTCAACATTCCATCCGATTGCATCAAGGATTGTCTTGAGTGGTTCAAGGAAAGCTTTGTTGAATTGTAGTTCGTAGTCGATGTATTTGTCAACACCAATCTCCCGTGGGAACTCCGAGATGAATGAGATCACGTTCTCACGAATCGGGTTCGCCTTCTTGAGATAAATGAACTTGATCTTCTCACCGTTGTTGATCTCGGAGTATTTGTTCTGGAGACCATATTCTTTAATGTAGTGATTATATAGAAGAGCACCACGAACGTGAATAGGAGAACCCTTTGCGTAGATCGTAGAGTGACTCTTGTGTTTCTTAACGTCAGATACCGATCGAGGGAATGCAATATCTTCAGGGTCCATCTTATTGAACCTCTGTCTTGCCTCATCAATAAACTTGATGACATCATCTTCCGTACCATTCATCATCAACTTCAATGCATCCTTAATCATTGTCCGACAAGGAGCAGGAGTCGATGACTTCACAGCTTCGATACCCATGATCTTGAGTTTGGGTTCTGAATATCGAACTCCCTCACTATCCCACACGTTGAGAATGTATCTCTTCTTTGCTGTCCAGATTCCACGGTCTGCAATGTTCTCCCGTTTCATCTGCATCTTCTGAGAATATGCGTTTACATACGTCGCCAGTTCTTGATATGAACGTTCAATAAAAGGTTCCAGTTTCTCTTCGCAGACCTTGTTAAGTAACGATACAACTGTTGCTTTTTCGCCAGATTTAGAACTAAGAAATTTAGTAACAACAGGTCCGAAATTAATATAGATTGAGTCAGTGTCAGATGCAATGACATAATCTGTATCTTCTGTTTGTAACAGGTTATTTAGATAACCATTTACCTTATTCTCAATCCAACGGATAGATGTTTGTCCAGAAAGTGTGATGGCTTCTGCGTTCGCAAGTTTGAAGAAACGGAAGTATTGGTTACCAATCGCACCATAGCAAGAGTTCAGTGCGATCTTACGAGCCATCTGGAAGTTGTTGAACTTGGCAATATCTTTCTCAAGTTGAACCGATGGTTTCTTCTCATACTCCTGTTTCGCCTGGAGCATTTTCTTCTTGAAGATCTTACGTTCTGCATACATCTTCTCCATCAACTCAGGCATGAACCCTTTGATGTCTTTACGGAACATTGCACCGTTGGCACAAACCGCGTAGTCCTTGTACATCTCGAAGGTGATCTCCTTATTCAGGATCCTGTCGATAGTTGCAGAAGGATGTTTCTCCTCCACCAGGGTCTCGGGGGAGATGTTGTACTGCATCATCAGGTGAGGGTACAGGGAGTTCAAGTCAAACGACACCACCCAATCATAGACACCAGGGACAGGTTGTTTCACATATGCACCTTCATACCTCTCAGATTTCTCTGAACGGTCACGAGGAGGAATCACAATATCTCTTTTCTTCAGATAGTTGTAGATGATCGTATCCCACATACGGACCTGGAACATCACATCAACAAAGTTCACCTTGGCATCATATGCCATGGTCAATGCCAACTCAATCAGTTTCATCTTGTCTTCCAGACGGTCAACAAGTTCCACGTCAACGATGTTGTAGTCTACAAACTTCTTCCAGTTACCTGTATAGAACTCTTTGAAAGTATCGAACTCACTGTGGTCCAGTTTCTTCTGACCAAGTTCTACTTCTGCAATATAATCCAGTCGATACGACTCTTGGTTTGTATAAGTAAACTTCTTATAGAGTTCAAGATAGTCCAGTGTGGTGACACCAGCAAT